AAAGAGTCCACCAAGAAAGTCAATCCCTATTTCGCCTTCTGTAAAGAGAAACGTCCCGATATTGTCGCCGCCAACCCAGAACTTAAACCCCGTGAAATTGTTAAAAAGCTCGGTGAAGAGTGGGGGAAACTTTCAGACAAAGAGAAGGGTGAGTATAGAATGTGAGTTAAAGTTTAAATTGTAAAATATGTTTTTCAATACCTAAGTCAAAACCAAAGACACTATTTTTCAACTAAAAATGTCTACAATCATTCACCCACTCACTGATATCTACATCCCGGCGGAAAAGTTTCTCGCATGCAAAAGGGAACATATATTGGATCCATCCAATAAATCTACCGCGCCCTCGACTGGTGCGGTATCTTCTCGGTACTACAGTAATCCCAAAGTTCTTGAGGCACGTATTGGTAGCACAATCATTCAGCGTGAACTCACGTCTTTCTGGCACGATCTTCTCAGTTCCCGGAATATGAATAGAGAGAAGGTCTTTGAAAACATGTGGGATGGGCATAGGTTCGATGCCTCCAGGGTGGCGAAAGAGGGCTGGAAAAAGATCGACGACTCTCTATGGATTCGGGGATTAAGCTCTCGGGATAAGATAATGTACATTATCAAGTTGAAGCCCTACGCAAAAAAAGAGTTCAATTTGGTCTGGTCCACTCATCCTAGAAACGGGTGCCCAGTTATACATCATTACATAACCAATGTTCAGTATTAGTCTTGACTTTGTAATTAAAGATCTCAATTGTGTTAAATTAAATGATGTCTCTCACTCGGAGTTCCGGTGTATATAAGAAACCTAAGTTAGAGTTTTGAATTGTAATAAGTATATTAAAATGACTACCCCTCCCGAATCTTATATCACTGAACTGAAAAAATTGCCCACCCGTTTCGATGTTAAAAACTTTAAACCAATGAACCTGGAAATGGAGGACCCATTCACAGAAGACGAGTATTGGCATGTGAAAGTACAAAAACGCTATAACGAATGTTATGATACAGATTTTAAACAATACATTGATGAATATGAAAATTGGAAGGACATTAATGAAGTAAAAAAGGATACTGAAAATCCATACAAGCAATTTAAAGCATGGGAAGGGGTTGTTATAAAGGGAGGTTCCCCAGTTTCATTCAAGTTTATTCATCACTCCACTACCGATGGTGACGTGGACCTCGAGGTGGACGAAGACGAAGATGTAGACTGTTTGACGGAGTTTCTCTGTGACAAGCTCATCTGGGAAAATGATAGTGGGGATGAATCAGTGGAGGTCCAGATGCTTCCTCCTCCTCGCCGAGAATGAAAACCTAAGTTAGAGTTTTGATTTGTAATAAGTATATCTAAATGGAGAGCGTCCAAAAGCTCACCCACATCGAGCACATTCTCAAGAGACCTGATTCCTATGTCGGTCCAGTTGAACTTGGCACGGAACACTACTGGGTTCTCCAAGGTGATGCATTCACCAAGAAGAATCTCAAGTATTCCCCAGCTCTCTTGAAAATCTTTGATGAAATCCTCGTCAATGCGATCGACCGCAACTCCCTCCACCCCAAGGGTGTAACCTCCATCTCCGTCTCTATCGACAAGGACCAAGGCTCTGTCACGATCGAAAACAATGGACCCCTTGGTGGTATCGGTGTCCGAATGCATGAGAAGGAGGGTCTATGGAACCCTGAACTCACCTTCGGTCACCTCCTCACGAGTACCAACTATGATGACAACCAAAAGCGTGTCGTTGGTGGCCGAAACGGCTATGGTGCCAAGTTGACTAACATTTACTCCTCGGAGTTCTCTGTGATCATCAAGGACCACGAAGTGAAGCAGACCTACACACAGGGGTGGTCCAACAACATGACAACCTGTCACCAACCCAAGATCAAGAAGCACTCGGGTGCCACGTCATCTGTGTCCATCACCTTTACCCCAGATTGGAAGAGGTTTGGAATGTCCAAGATGGACGATTCAATCTACCAAATTTTCCAAAAGAGGGTTTGGGATGCAAACATCTGCACGACCCCTAACTGTAAGGTCAAGTTCAATGGAGATGTTCTCCCAAAGACATCCTTCGAAGCCTACGCAAAGATGCACGAGGGTGTTGAGAATGTGTGCTCCGTCGTATCTGACAGGTGGTCCGTGTGTATCGGTCCAGCTGAGAATGGTATGGAACAGGTATCCTTCGTCAATGGTATCTGCACGACTAAGGGTGGTAACCATGTAGACCACGTGGCATCCCTAGTGGCCAGTGGAATTATCGAAGACATGGCGAAGAAGATCAAATTGAAGCCCCAGCAAGTGAAGAACACGTTCAACATCTTCGTCAAGGCGACCCTCGAGAACCCAACGTTCTCGAGTCAGGTCAAGTCTGAATGCACCTCAAAGTCCCAAGACTTTGGCTCGAAGTTTGATCCCCCGAAGAACTTCATCAAGAATGCCCTAAAGACTGGGATTCAAGATGAACTCCTGGCACTCTCGAAGTTTAAGGAGATGAAGGAGCTCAAAAAGTCTGACGGTGCCCGGAAGTCCAAGATCACGGGGATCCCCAAGCTGGATGACGCGAACAAGGCTGGCACTGCGCAGTCTGGGAAGTGTACACTCATCGTGACAGAGGGTGATTCGGCTAAGACCTTGGCGGTCGCAGGTCTCTCGGTGGTTGGGAGGGATCACTACGGTGTCTTCCCCCTCCGTGGGAAGTGTAAGAATGTGAGGGATGTCTCAGTGGCTCAACTCTCATCGAACCAGGAGTTCAACGATCTCAAGAAGATTTTGGGTCTCCAACAGGGTAAGGACTACAAAGATGTGTCCGAACTCCGCTACGGGAGGCTCATGATCATGACTGATGCAGATAACGATGGGTCCCACATCAAGGGTCTCATCCTAAACATGATCCACTACTTCTGGCCGAGTCTCCTCAAGTTGGGATTTGTCGTCTCTATGGTGACCCCAATCATCAAGGCTACGAAGGGTTCGGAGTCTATGTCCTTTTATACTGACTCGGCTTTCCGAACCTGGTATGGATCTGGAAAGGCTGGGTGGAAAATCAAGTACTACAAGGGTTTGGGTACCTCAACATCCGCGGAAGCGAGGGACTACTTCAAGAAGATTCAGGATCTCACAGTCAAGTTTGATATGGATGTGATGACTGACACGTCGATCGTTCTCGCATTTGACAAGAAGATGGCCGATTCACGGAAGACCTGGCTCCTTGACAGTACAGCCAAAGAGGCTTCGGAACTTGAGGTTCCCTATGGGAATGTGAAGCAACTTGACATCACAGACTTTGTTCACAAGGATCTAGTGAACTTCAGTCTCGCAGACCTGAAGCGATCAATCGCCCACGTAGCTGATGGTCTCAAACCCTCACAGCGGAAGGTTATGTATTCCTGTTTTCAGAAGAACCTCAAGGATGAGATGAAGGTGGCACAATTGGCAGCCTATGTGGCTGAAAAGAGTGCTTACCACCACGGTGAAGTCTCCCTCGCAGATACAATCGTCAAGTTGGCGAATGATTACACAGGGTCCAATAACATCAACCTCCTTGAACCATGTGGTCAGTTTGGAACTAGACTGATGGGTGGGAAGGATGCATCTCAAACGAGATATATCTTCACCAAGTTGACCAAGGAGGCCCGAAAGCTCTTCGATCCTAAAGACGATGCAATTCTCAACTACCTCGACGACGATGGACGCCCCATCGAACCAGACTTTTACATGCCCACCTTACCCATGGTTCTGGTGAATGGTACAGAGGGCATCGGTACAGGTTTCAGTTGTTACGTACCTCCCTTCAATCCCGAAGATATCAAGGAGAACATCAAGAGAACTTTGGAGGGTGAAGACCTAATCGAAATGAAACCATGGTTTAGGGGTTTCAAGGGACGGGTCTACAAGGATGACACCGGTCTATGGATCACAGAGGGTATCTACAGGGACACTGGTTCCAGACTCAAAGTCACAGAGCTCCCACCTGGGAGGTGGACCCAGGACTATAAGGAGTACCTGGACACACTCGTGGAAAAGAAGATGATCAACAGCTACACGAACAACAGTACCACGGAGGATGTGGATTTTGAGATTTTTGGCTACACCGGGAAGGACTTGGTCAAGGACCTCAAGATGAAGAAGACATTCCACACATCGAACATGCACCTCTTCCACCCAACTCGGGGCATCCACAAGTATGCGAATGCTGAAGAGATTCTCCGGGACTTTGTGGAACTCCGATTGGAACACTACAAGAAGCGAAAGGCACATCTTGTAGATGTGTTACAGAAGAGGGCTGTGATGTGTGGTCACCGCGCCAAGTTTGTCTCCATGGTCATAGAGGGGGACCTGGTGGTCTTCAAAAAAAAGAAGAAGGACTTGGAGGCTGAGATGTCCCAGACTTTCCCGAAAATTGAGGGAAATTACGACTATCTCCTCAACATCAAGACGGTGCAGTACACCGAGGAATCTGTAATGTCCCTCCTAAAAGAGGTGAAAGAGGCGGATGAAGAGTTGGAACGTATAATGAAAATGAGTCACCTCACAATGTGGAAAATGGATATTAAAAATATATAAACAATAGTAAGCATGGGTGAAGCCGCTAAGATTTCCCTAAAAGCTATTGGAAAGCAGGATACATACCTACTTTCCAAAGACCCAGAAGACTCCTTCTTTAATTATACAAAACCAACACAACATTCAGAGTTTCGGAAGTATCACAGAGTTCGGAACGTCTTGAACTCTGGACAAATCAGTAACTGGCCATTCGGACAAACTATTAAAGTTCAGTTTAATCCAACCAATATGGGAGACCTCTTGAGTAACATGTGGTTGAGTGTGACCATGCCCGGTATCACAGATGGAAACTACGCGGACCAATTGGGTAGACATTTACTCAAAAGTGTCACAATGTTTGTGGATGACATCGAGGTTGAAAAGATTCACGATGATTGGGGAATCATATATGATGAGTTGTACTTAGAGATGTCTGAAAAGGTAGCCAATAGATTTCTTGTAAACAGAGGTTTAGGATATGATGATTCTACACAAAATGCCACAATCGCTCGTTCCAAGTCGGATTTAGTTGTACCCCTTCACTTTTTCTTTTCGAGGAAATATGCCAGTGATGAATATTCCTCAAATAAACCAAATCGCCCATACTTCCCCGTGTGTGCCGTATACCGTCAAAAGATCGAGTTCGTATTAGAATTCCATGAACAAACATTCTTCACAGAAACAACAGACACATTGGAATTAAGTTCGTTCAATTTGGTAACCGAAGAAATTACGGTGAGTGCGGAAGAAAGAAAGTATTTATCAAGTGAAAAGCAAATACTGGTGACTGATCTTGTGGTGAAGCACCCCACGGCGGTGAGTGAGCTCAACACAAACATCATCAAGAATAATCTAGTTCCAAATATTCCTGTAAAATGTATTCACTGGTTTTTGAGAAACACCGAGTTTGAAGATGAAAATATTTCAGTGGGTAACCCTGAAGACGCGGAAACCTACTACAGTCAGAATCGTTTTAATTTTTCCTCAAATGTAAACTTTGATGAAATTGGAACATTCTTTTATCCCATCATGGACAGAGCAAGTTTTTTCATCAATGGTAACAAATTGCCAAACATTACAGACACTACACATAATTACTACAAGTACCTGATACCAAGTAGAAATAGATTAGCAAGACCTTTCAGAAATATTTATACATACAGTTTTTCGATGAATCCGATTAATGTGGAGCCATCGGGAAACTTGGATTTTAGTCAAATACAATCAGATAAAACAAATATAGAGGTCACACTAAATACATCACCAGGTTCTCTAGTGAATATAGCTACAAAAACCTACTCTCTACATATGTATTATACTGGATATCAGACATTCACCTTTGAGAAGGGTTTTATGTCTAACGCTTGACGATTGTCACTGATGTAGTCAATGATGTTGTTCTTGATACACCATTTGATGAAATTTAACTGTGCCAAAGTTGTTTGAATTTCATGAGATGTCCCTGGAACGGTGTACCCAAACTTTTGGGATCTGCAAAATGGATCGAATAATTTTTTACTGTATCCATCTAGACTGGATTTATATGCACAATGGACGGTGAAGAACTTCCCATCCTTGGTTGTGTAGGAGGTGTTATTTTTTTTCGAATAGTTTGTGATAAACCATTCCAAATTTCTGAGTGATATACCACTCGTCTTATCGAGAATGTTTAAAAGTTTAGTTTTATTCTTTTCGTCGGTGTAAAATGTGTTTATAGATGATAGTAGAATATCAGATTTGCTCATTATTTAATATAGAATTCAAATCTATAAGTTCGTTTGGGGATTGACACCCTGGACACCCTTTGACGAACATTTTCTCAGGTCCATGTGTATGTATGTTTGAACTTGGTAACAATCGTTGTTTAATACGTTCTCCTTGGTGTGCATGATGTCCACAATATCCATTATTGGCCCCCTTTCTCGTACACCTCTGCCCATTGGACTTTATACCCCTGCAAAGAGATATAGAACTTGTTGTGGGTACGTCTCTCAAAAGTAATTCCATGGGAATGCCATGTTTTTTAGAAATTATTGTGACGTAATCATTCATTATCAAATTCAATCTTTGATTCAAATCTTCATCAATAAGTTCAATTAATCTATCTTGTATATTCATCCTATATATTAGATTGTGTGTAGTTTTTAAATATGTCTTCAAGACTTTCCTCCCTCTTTAACCTAGCCTCCTTCAATCGCCCCCTCAAGTCCACAAGTTTACCAGTCTCATCGAGACCCAATCTTTTACACTCCTCGATGAGTTGGTCCTTCTTCATTGTACTCAATGCAGGTTCCCTCTTTTTCTTCGGGGGTTTGTGTTGGTCAATGATTTCACCGAAAATTTCCTGTTTAGTATTTTCGAACAAGGGGTCTAGAAGATCGCACACTGGATTCAAAAATTTATTTTCGAAATAGTAATGATAATCTACTGGTACGTTATTCTCCTCCACAAACTTGGGATCCTCGGACTTTTCAAATGCCTTGGCCTTCCGATCACCTGTATTAGTGAGAAGGTAGGGAACGCGGTCACCCGATTGGGGCTCTGAACCAGGTTTACGTTCTCGCATTTTTACAACCACTTGGACATGAGCCTGATTAATTCCCACACTTTCATCACTGTTTATGGAGACCGATTTTCCATTGACTTTATAGGAATCCGAAAGACCTTGGCTGAGTATAAGTTTTTCATTTGGAACATCACCAGATAGAAGTTCTATAGCTCTTTCTCGAGCTAACTCCGTTGGTGGACCAGGGTCGCTCGATGTGAGGACTACGTCCAACAACTCCTTGCACACCTCGCGGACATGGGGTGTGTTGTCGCGGCGGACAACCTGGAGACCCTTGATGTCAATATAGTCCATATGCATCTGGTCATCCTTCCCCTTGGTCCACAACTTGGCGGCGTATCGCTTTTTAGAATACAAAAAATAAGGCCAGTACACCTTCTCAAGCTCCAAGTTGTTCGGCTTTTTGAAGAGGGCACTACACTCCTCTGCAGCGCGCTCCCCAACCTCCCAACTATATTCAACAGCCTCCACACCCTTCCGGTCACCAACATCGAACTCCACCATGACCGAATCCGTGTCCCCATACCTCACCTTTGCACCGGGAAAATTCTTCTCGACGTAGGTTTTCGTCTCTTCAATCATCATTCGACCCTTAAACGTCGTCGTAGATGCAATCGGTACACATGGAAGAATACCCTTCCCAGCCCCTGTGAAACCGTACACAGAGTTCATCGAAACCTTATAGGCCAATTGTTTACCATTGTATACTTCCTTCATGTAACCCGTCGCGGTAGCCATATCCTTCTTGGCCTTTTTACGGAACTGTTTGAGTTCTAAAAGAATACTCGGTAAAAGACTTGGTACACCTTGAGCAAATTTATAGGTCTTTTCACCGACATTGAATGTTTCATAGGTAACCCCAGGAATGTTCCCATACTCCTTTTCATTCATAACCCAAGATGAATAACACAGATTGTGTGCCATCATGATAGATGGGTACAGAGCTTCAAAGTCTAGGGCTGTGATAGGTGTATAATATGCACCTTTTTGTGCCTCGAG